CTCAAAATGAGGGCCTACCTGTCACCTTAATAAATTTTATTTATCATGGACAAGCGACTCTTTCATCGCACAGCTAGCTGTTTTAGCATCCCGCCTCGGAAAGCGGGCGCACTGTATTCCGAGTTAACCACTTGGATTACAAGTTCTGGACTAGAATGGACTATTAAGCGCTTAAAGCGCCTAAAATCCCTTCTGGTAGATCCTTCCCAGGTTAATCCTGAGTCAGGGTTCTTTAAAGGACCCTGGGGAAGGTTAGTTACAGATTCGTCTGTTTCACTAACCAACCGTTTACACATGGTTAACGTGTATAAGTCATTCATTGCGAATGACCCCACGGAAAGCCAACTGGAGAAATTCTACTCCTCGATGGAGTCTAAGGACGTAACGGGCTTGGACATTCAGCCTCCTACCTCAGTCTTATACTGGGTAGAATCACTGTGTGGCCCAAGGAATCTTTTACCCAAACCGTACATGTCAAACTCGGTTTCTGCCCAAAGGCAGTTGCCTCGTTTGCCGCACGATTCGGAGTACTCCACTGAAAACCCCTACGTGAGTAAGGGTGGACACGGGTCTAGGGAAGTAAACCTAGGAAAAGATTTGGCCATGTCGTATGACGCATATTGGTGGTCAATCATCGAAAACTGCGAAGCAGTCTCGTGGTATGTTCCTTCCGAAATGCGTGCAAATCTCTTTATGAGTACCAATGGTAAGTTTACTTCTACGCGCAAGCATAGGAGTCATCATTACGTTGGATCTCTTGGTTTTATCCAAGAGCCGGGTTATAAGCTTAGAGTTATTGCCAACCCATTGCGGGGTGGACAATTCTTCCTTACACCGGTTAAGGACCTTTTATTAGGTGCCCTAAGTTCCATAAAGAGCGACTGTACCCACGACCAAATGAAGGGTGTACGTAAAGTACAATCGTGGCTCAGGGAGGGGTTGACTGTATATACAGTTGACCTCGCAGATGCCACGAACCTATTCCCTTGGCCGTATCAACGTAAGGTTCTTGAAGCGGCATTGCGCCGTTCTGGTTCCTCACGTTATCGTTACAGTGCAAACCTCATGCACACCCACCTTGATCTGGTGGATGCATTTGTGAGTGGTGTTTGGTCAACACCTGATGGTGATAAGCGCTTTTCCAGGGGTCAACCCCTTGGATTAGGGCCATCGTTTCCATTGTTTGCCCTCTCCCACCATTGTTTACTCAAACAATGTGGGGCATCGGTGGAAGATTATGTTATCTTGGGGGATGATATTTGTATATCAAATCCTAAGGTACATAACGCCTACAGGAATGCATTGGACAGGCTTGGCTGTAAAGTCAGTCTGGACAAATGTGTTACATCGTCCCAGGTAGCAGAGTTCGGTGGTAAGTTAATTACTGCCAACTCTTATAGCTCAACATACAAATGGGCCCCTTTGAGGGACTCAAATGTGATGGAGTTGCTATCTGTCTTCGGACCAAGGATTCTTCCTTTAGTCCCGGGGCCACTATTAGATGTAGTCCCCACCCTGTGTACTTTACCAAGGTACCTTGGTGGATGTGGCT